GGCGGTATTCGAATACGAGGCGCTTCATAAATGTTTCCATTGCCATAATCATAATAATTTATTTGACTACTAAGCTCATATAGATTGCCATCAGTAGAATTAACGCAATAATAATTTCCATTAAAATAGGAAACTCTTTTAACGATGAAAGCATTCATATTTTCATCACAAAGCGTATAAAATTTCTCAGTATTGAAATCATAAGCATAAGTTACATTATCAGTTTTCCAAGTGATAACATAAAAGAGATGGCCATCTTGTCTAAACATAAAGCCAAAACAATCAGAAGGATTTGTGAGATTAGCTAATCGATAATCGATACCATCATTGGATATTTTAGTAAAATCACCGCCAGTACTATAGATAATAACGGCACCTGATTTTTCATTTATTCCAACCCATGCGACAATCGTATCGCTTTGCGCAATAGAAGCTGCATTAATACAACCATAGTCAATATTTAAAGATTCTGCGCGTTGATATGGGAATAATTGAGCGCCAACGTCGTACCATTGTTCAGTAACAGTCTTGCCAAATACAAATAATAAATTTCCTCGACCTGGAAATCTTAATGTTGCTACGCAATTGTCTGGTTTAGTCTGTAATTGCCCAACATGTTGCGCGTCATTCGGCCAAGATAATCCATTATTTAAATCTGATAATCTCCATGCACTGCTTAATCGATCTGGAGAAATGAACCTAGCGTTTTGAAATGTGATATAGCCAGGCGTAAAATCAATAACGGCTTGTGTAAAATCACCTGAAACTGAATCATAGACATAAATATTTTGATTGTCTGAAAATGCAACTTGACCTGCATTATTTTCAGAAATATAAACATCACCAACAGAAGTTGCTAATGTACCGATTTGAGTTTTATGCAATGTCTCATCAAAATAATAAACATCATCATCAATGACTGCGAACAATTCATTTAATTTAACGCTTGATTCAATACCGCGACCTTGACCACCATTATCTATTTGTACAACGTTTCTATAACCAGCAAATGGAACCATCCAGCCATCAGATTCGATCATGTTAAAGGTTTGTTCTGAGGAGATAATAGGATAACGACCGAATTTAGTTGATCCAACAATAGATAATGGCATGTCTTTATATTGTGATGAACTTGGTCTCATCATCGTCATGGTGTATATCCCGGACTAATATTGACATGTGCCCAGTTCAAATTCTTTTGTGTATTGATATAACCAATTTTTTGTATTGTTAAATCTGGTGGTGAGACATAAGCAAGTTTTTGTCTGTATGTCATCAATCGTTTTTTCTTATCCGGTGCAAATTCAACATCCCATTCATCACACATAAATGATGCGAGACTATAACGAAGATATTCCAGATAAAAAGGATCATAAACCGTAGACATATCCGTAGTTAACGTTACATCCGTTAATGCAAATTTACCGCTTAATGATGCGGTGTATGCTTGATTAGGTAAAAAGTAAACGTAGAGATTTGAGCCGCCTGTGACTCTTTCTACATGCCATGTGACTGGTAATGATTGTATGTTTTCAACACGACCCGTTCCAAAATATTGTACGCGTTGTTGTTGAGACATTGGGAAACGAACAGTATTCAAATCGAAAGTCAAAAGCTCTATATCAACAAGTCCAGGTATAAAATACATTTCCTGACCTGCAACCATATCGAACGTATAACGCGTAAAATATGGGATGACTTCAATGTCAGTTGCTGCGAAATCTAGCAATGTATTCAAGAGAAACAGCCCTTCAGTGGTATAACTACCAGGTACTGTTTGTAAATCCCTACTTATAATCGAACTCAAATACCAAGATCGATTAATCAAATCCACTGCTAGATACGTCATGTATCAACCCTCAAAATTAGAGGTAATATTCGAACCCTTGAACGAGTAAAGTTGTAGAACCAGAACCAGCACTATTTAAGTACTGAATTTTAGGTACAGAACTTACTTGCACTGAAGCAACCGTCAATTGACCGGTTTGAGCATGCACAGCAACTGCGCTCAAAGATGCACCGGTTGATGCCGATGATCCGCCTGGAATTAATGTCACTTTGTCACCAGCACTTGCGGGGGTGAAAGAGACATCAAGTAAGACAGGAAGGATATTTGCGGCCTGTGTCGAAGTAGCTACTGCACCAGATAAATCTACAGCGGTAGCCATAGTTGCAGAACCGCCACTAAGTACAGAGATTGGCGTATCCCAATAATGTTTACGTACGTTTCCATTACCCATCACATAGCGTGCTAAGAATGCAGCAGAACCAGAGGCGGTTTGTTCGAAACCAATCCATCGGTAAATGCTGTAACCAGCAGGCATGAAAGGAACGGTATTCGATAACGATGCAATCACAGCAGGAACGTTATTTAATGTTGGATCAGCGATTAAATAAATGTAGTACTGTGAAGCTTCAGCAAAAGTGCCAGTATCTAAACCATTAACGCCATTAACGGCCATATTAACAGTCGTCACAGCATTTAAAGGAATATCAAAGCTATTGGTACTATCGCGTGCTAAACCAGGTTGCACAGTTAAAGTAGTATTTGAGGCTACCGTGATTTCAAGATTGTTAATATCCAAATATGGAGCATTCAAGATGGGAACGCCCATTGAGTATTGAGTAGTAGTCATTTTAAATCCCTCTCTAGTTTCGGTTGAAACTCCGTGATGTTTCACGGAGTTCTACGTGGAACAGTCTTAAAGTAAAATCTCAATCACAGCGGGAATAAAATTCGCATGCTGTTTTCAGGGACGAGCGTCGAACCCCAGATACAATCGCGGGTGTATTGACGAACGTTTTGCCCTAATTGAGAACCCCAATAATGTCTAATCGAACAGCCGGAATCTGGATCCATTGTGCGAACAGATTCGAACGGCGAAACATCAGGCAATTGCGGCATGGCTAAGTAAAATTGATTACCAGAGTGCAAGACGCCTGCACGATGTGAATCCATTACTTGAACTTTCATGCCTGCAGCAATGTTGTTGTTGATGTTTTGGTTTTGTCCTGCGACTGCACATAAAGGAGGGTAGATATTGACAGTTACTTGTCCGCCATTCGTTGCTCCAGCTTGTGCAGTTGAACGGAATTGCACAGGTTGTTGCGATACACGGTTACCGATAAAAGTGAGAAATCTGAGGTTTGGCTGATTCGCCACGCCATCAATAAACTCAAACATATCTGAGTAGAAAATAGCATCGTCATCATTATCAGTTGCACCACTAAAAGTGATCTGAGTAATGTTTGCGCCTGTTGGGTCATTCGTAGAAACAACCGTTAAAATATTGTCGCCAGTCGTTTTGTTTTGACCTACGTTTCCAGCAATATGGATTGGTAACAAGTTGCTTGTATACCAATCAGTTTGACTGAAACGTCCTAATTGCCATTCGATCGCTAATTCATTGTTACGGTTTAAAGCAAATTGGTTTAAGCCGCTATTAACGATTGCTGGAATGTCAGCAAGTGGCAAGATCGCCATCGGCATGGCCATTGCTGCGCCATAATCGTTAAAATTGGCCACAATTTGTGCAAGCTGACCAAACGAATTTATGGCCGTCCTTCCGTCCCCATAAAAACGATAGGGCCCTGAATTGTAGTTTAATTGACCAAAATTAGGATCCTGAGGGTTATTAATAGCAACGCTTGAAGTGATATTCGCTAAAATATCAGATTCAACAGCCGTACCGATGGTTTTAGCTGCAGATTCACCGAAACGATCGAGATATTCTTCTACGTTGAAGATGAATTGTTGGTCGCTATAACCGGAGCTTATGTTAGTTGCTTGAGAGCAAGCTAATGTCTGCGTACGTTGTTGTGATGGTTGATTAGTAGTAACCAAGCCATTGTAATTAATAAAACGAGGTGCTAAATCGAAGCTGACAGTGTCACCTAAGTTAGCCGTTCTGGAATTGAAATTCTCGAATTTTTTGTTGGACTTATGAATCGCAACAAAGCTGTTTAACATCCAAGCTAGCTCAGCTTTTTGATAAGTGATGACGTTTTGCAATATATTTTGCGGGATAGCCATTGTTAGTCTCCAAAGAGTTACCTTTTAAGACAATGGCATTACAAATTTGATTACAAACCGCGTCGTTTCGCTATAAGTCTTTGCAAGTCTGCAACCGATTGTTGGCCATTATCTATGCCTGTATTCGTTGTGGACTTACTAGGGGTAATAGGTTCTGGAGCGTGTTTGATTTTAGCGGCTTCCTGATTAGCTTTAATCGATTGCGATATTTTCGCTAACGACTTCTTAGCTAATTCTGGTGATTGAGCAGCACTTAACATTAAAATTTCTGCAAACTTATGAGGGTTTGAAGCTAGTTCCCTCACAATCTCAGCGGTATTGTCAAAACTATTTAAAGTCGGGACAAGATACGCATGAGCTTGGATATTTAATGAATCGTACAAATCACCAAACTCTGGATCGACATTTCTAAGAGCATCAATTTTAGATTCAAACTGTAGCGCCACTTGTTGAGCGACGGCGTTCGTAGACAATTTATTAGCAGTTTCTATAATCATTTTCTCTAACTGTTGAGGAGTTGGAGCCTGATTGATTCCGCCTACTGTCGACTGAGAATTTGATTGAGATTGTTGCTGTAACTCCTGCAATCTTTTTTCAAATTCAGCATGTAACGCACGTTGCTGCTTATCTAGCGCCTCTTTCTTAGTCTTGGCCACAATTGCTGACACATGACTTTTAGGAATCATTTCTTCTGCGGTGGGAGCGGGTGTTGATGCTGACGCTTCCGATGCAATTTCTGAACCCTGAGTTTGATCTACTACTGGTGCGCTTGTTTCCTGAGCGCCACTTACGTCTACACTTGCTTGTTGACCTTGGTTATCCATAGTTGTCCTTATTTTGACGTTACGCAGTCAGCGCAAAGAAACTCTTCGGAGGCGTCCGAGTGGCGACCATTCATGTCCCATGGCTGGGGCTAAAACTCTGCGTGACGTGCAGTGCGCGGCTATTTAATGACCATAGCTAGAAACTACTTTACATAAATATAACTTATTAAAAACTCAATTTCAATAAGTAAAGCTTATAATTAAACAAATACTTTAAGTAAAGTTAAAGTGATAGATTACTTAAACTTAATGGCTTAACTTCACGATCATCATCTTCGCATTCCTGACAAAGATAGACGCGCTTTTCTGCTTGCAGGAGCTTTTTAGGAATAGAGGAACTAAAGAAATTTAGTCGATACGATTGATAGTGCATCAGAGGGATGCTTGAGGTTAAATCCTTTTGACAGCGTATACAATTCATTTCCGCCGCTCTCCTGAGCAGTGGGGCATAGGAATAATATACGCTCGGCTATAGCTAGTTTCTATAACCTTGTATTATTTCTTTTTCTTCTTTGCTTTCTTAGCAGCTTCGCGCTTTGTTTTATATGAGGCAGCTAATGCGACTTTTTTCGGATGACCGGCTTCAATCATTTCAGCTACGTTCTTCTTAAAAGCTTTCTTACTTTTACTCTTGATTAGTGGCATTTTTGTTACCCTCCGATATGATTTTATGTGAAATCTCTGCGAAATCTTTTGAATGTTGGTGCATTTGATCATGGTGCCTCATATGCAATTCAGCTTCAGTCTTGAAGTTCTCAGCATGTACTTTTTCTTTTTGAGCATTAGTTTCATGAATGGTTGAGATTAAACCTAATTTGAGTTCTTGTTCTGTTAACTCTAATTCCTTAGCACGTAATAACGATTCTGTGTAATGCTCCGTTGCTTTTTGCTTATTGTCTGAATCTGCAATAGCAAGTTTAGCTTGTCTTTCTGCTTGCTCACTTTGTGCTTTAATCTGCGCAAGTTGAAGTTTAGTTTGCTCAGGGTTTGGCATATTTTGTTGAGCTTGCATTTGTTGTTTCTTGAAGTCATCAAGCCATTTGGGAAACTCAGCTTTGAGATACTCAGAACCTCTAAATTCAAGGTTATCAAGAATGACGGGTATACCTTTATCCATGAAGAATTTAGCCCACATTCCAGTTGGGTCATTACGCATTAATGCAGTGATTTGCTGCATAGCTTGGTTCTTAGCGATAGATGAATTGACACCTGCTTTAACTTTGACATTAAAGATATTATCGTCGTAATTAAAATCTGGTGCATTCGGCTGATTGATTTTTACATAATCTTTTTTTCCATCTATTCCCATGACAGGAAGAGTCATCGGCGTCTT